ACCTACCATTACTTCTCTCCCGCCAATTCGCCCATGGTTCCAAGCGCCATCAGAACCATATAGTTCTTCTCTTCTGGGAGTTCGTTCTCAGTCATGAACCCGGCTTCAATAACTGTCTCGCGGAATTGCTTGTAGGCATCGTTGTTGCCGATTGCGTCAACAGCCAACTCACCAAGACGCTTCATCTCCGCAGCGTTTAGACCATGCTGCTTCATGAAGTCCTTGGTCTGCTTAATCAGTTCTTTGCTTTCCATCAGCCAGTCGCCGGGTTTACTGTTCCAAGCAGGGCCGCACCCCAGTCGTACCAGTTTTCAAAGTTGTCGGTGCTTGGAATGGCTTCGTTGGTAAACACGTCGATTGCCTTGATACCATTGCCCCAAGTCTTCCAATCCGTAAATTGAGTCGGAATCTCTAACTGTTGCGCCGCATACTGCTCAACCATCAACGCAGCCCAAGACTCAAACGTATGGTATCGCGGGTCGTAGACTAGCGCTTGAGCCATTAGTACGGCCTCACGTCGCCAAGCGCTGCACTCAAAAGAAGTTTGCCAAGTTGATAGTTGCCGCCAGCCACATTTGACCTAAACCGCAACCGCAACTCTCGACGCTGCTCCCTCATGTCAACCTTGCCGGTATTCGGCCCGAAGACATAAGGGTCTGAATCAACATCCTCGCTTTGCGCAAACGGCCGGCCAGTCACAACCACCGTCATCTCCCCATCTTGAATAAAGTCTGGTTCAATCCGCTCCAGTCTCAGCCAACGGTTTTCTCCAACCATGGCAGGTTCGGGAGGTCCGCCAGCAACCCAGCCAAGGTCGCTGGTCTCAAAGTACGAATCAATCGCAAAGACGTTCTGACCTACCACAGCGTCAGTTCCAACCTCGTGCTGCCACATTGCAATCAAGTTGGCCGGCGTGCTAAACGTCAGATCCTGAGTTCCGCTTCCGGACGCGGCCGTTGAAAGCGTAATGGTTTGGGCATAGATTGCCGTAACTGGAATAGAAAATCCGGCACCGGTTCCGCCAAGGTAAGTATTGGACGCGCTTAGAGTGTTACCAATCACATACCCGGCGCCGCGCAGAGTGATCGTTACCGTAGTTACCGCCCCGCCAGAAACAACCACCGTAGCCGTCGCGTTAGCCCCGCTCCCGCCGGTCAACGGTACATTGGTATACGTCCCATTGGTGTAGCCCGATCCGCCGGTGACCGACCCAAGCGTCTGAATAGCGCTCGACGTTACAGCACTAACCGTTGATCCCGTGACGATGTTGGTGCCAGACACCACCTGACCAACTTCAACTTGGGTATTGAACGTCGCCAGATTGATGTACACGCTTCCGCTTGTTGTCGTCATCGACTGAGTGAAGACCGACGTGGCTGTTGTTGTTTCCCACCCGGCGGCCACAGGATGCGCAAACACCTGAGAGAAGTACCCAGCCGACCTACGCGCTCCAAAAGCCTCGCCAGCGTCATACCAGACGTTCTCGCGCACGTTATAGATAATGGCGTCCGTACACTCAGTTGCATTACCGCGGGGGTAAAACCACCAGATCTCGCCAAACCGTGGCACTTTTGTCACCCACACCTTCTGGCGTTGGTTGTAATTCAGATTGTCAAAAAAGTAATTTTGGTTGAAATTGTTTGGAATCTCTTTGACCGTGCCGTTATAGAGCAGAAATCTATCAACGCCGCACCAGTAATAGACGCCGTCGTATTCAATTGCGGATTGACTCGACAAGATTGACGATTGGCTCGTGATGATGTCGTACCGCCAGTATTGAACCGGGGTGCCAGTACCACCAATATAGGAAACGCGGACCAAACTATCAAGGCTCCAGAACAGCCCAGAAGGCGCGTTTGAGCCGCCCCGCACTGGTAGCCCTTGGACAATCTTTCCAGTTGCTACGTTGACCTCGTTAGCGTCCGCTGAGACCCAATCCTGCGCATTACCCGCGGCGCAGTTTTTTATCAACCCGTTGTTGCCATAAACGAAGACGTAAGGGTGCAGTGTCACCACCCCACCCGATACCGAAACGCCGTTGTTGAACGTCAGAGTTGAAATACCGTTAGCGGTTGCAGCGTTTGACAACGTCACCTTCTGGTAGTTGCCAATTGTAAATACCAACCCAGTCGTCGTCCCGGCCGTGGTTACAATCGCCCCGCCGCCCGATGTGGCCGAGAGCGTAAACGTCGTCGAGTAGTTGGTTGCAATGATGTAGTAGGTCACGCCGGACGTGATGCCGGTAGCCGTTCCGGTGCTTGTTCCCGTCACCGATACGGTCTGGCCAATAAACAAACCCGATGTGCTTGTGCAAGAGCATTGCCCAGCAATTCCAGTGACCGCCACCGCAGCCAATGCGCCGTTAGCCAGCGCGACCGACGATACAGTTGTGTTGGCAGGAATACCTGTTCCCGTAACCGTTTGCCCGGCGCCGATCAGCGCGTTGGTCGTTGGAATGGTGACCGCGGTCGTGCTGTTCAGGTACGAGGTTGTGTTTTGAAACGTCCCAATTTGGGAGAGCGTCGTACCATTGATGTCACCAATCAGCACCGGCGTATTGGTAATCGCATCAATCTGCGCAAGGTTCTGGCCGGGGTGCGCAAGAATAGATCCAACCCCAGATCCGCCAACGTCGTAGAAGCCGTCAAACTGCCATAGATTGAGATCGCTGGCGGTGAAGTTGCTCAGGGTATAGTTGGTTATCCCAGCGCCCACTCCGTTGTTGTCAACCGAAAGCGATTGCAGGCCGTTGTTGTACCCGCTGAAGATTTGATTGAAGCCGTTGTTCGGATTCACCCAGACCCCGCGGGATGGCCCGGCAAGTTGATCCGACATCACCGCATAGCCACCGACCTTTCTCGGCCGGCCGCGCTGAAACCTAACCCACTTCCCAGCGGTGTAGAAGTTCATATCGAAGACCGTCCCATCCCTCTGGACGCCGGCCTTCGTATCTAACTGAAAAACCTTGGCGGTCATTAGAAAGTACCGCTTTGAATACCATTCGCATCAAGATAGAACTTTTGGACTCCAAGAATTGAAATTCCAAACACACCGGACGAGGGGCGGAATATACCCGTAGTGCCCTCTGAGGAAAAACTCAGGGATGGCGCTCCAGCGCTTCCGTTGGATAACGCAAGGGTGCTGGCCCCGGCGGCGATCGTTGATGCGTTGTAGAGGTTTACAGAGTCGCACAGCAGGATCACTTGCTGACCTGCAGGAACCACTGCCGTCGCCCCGCCAGAAACCCCTGTCTGGAACGTAATGGTGTACGCGCCGCTTGTCTGGTTGGTAATGTAATAGACCTGAATGGTCTGTGGCAGATTGACCACCACGTTGCCGGTCAGCGTCCCCGTGTATTTTTGAATGACGTTAGCGGCTTCCGAAGATGTCAGGGTGTACGGCGACCCGGCAAACGTAACCGCCTTGGTCAACTGTGTGAAGTTGAACTGCGTGCTCTTACCCAGACCGACCGAGTAGAACGCTGTTCCTGAACTTGAAATCAAGCAGGAGTCAGCCGGCTGCAGATCAAGCGAGGCCGATCCGTTGATTAGGTCTCCGCCACTCGGTGTTACAGCAAGCGTTCCCGTCCCTCCGTTGCGGACCAAGAAAAACCAATTGTTCCCAAGCGTTGACGCTGAGGTCAAAGTCAGCGTACCTGCACCGCCCGTCCAAACATAAGTGTTTGCACGATCAGCCGCCACAGCGGTGTAATTTGAAGCAAACGTCGTTACCGGCTGGGACTGGTTCAGAGTATTGCCAATTGCCACCAGACCATACCCGGCGAGCGTTGAAGCGTTAGAGTTGGTCGTCGTCGCGCCGAACGCTATGACGCCCCACGTCCCCGTTGTGGTGGCATTAGACGTGATAAAAATGTACTGAGCACTCCCACCCGTCGAAGGAATGGAAACGATCGTGCTGGCCCCGCCATAGGACTTGACCGTCAGCGTCACTCCACCGGTGTTGTAGATCAGCGCGTCTTGACCGACCGACGCCTGATTGGCCGGCGGCATCCACAATTCGTAGGACGTGCTGGTCGTGCTAACCTGCATTACCCGTGCGGCAACATAGTCCGTGTCGTTGCCGTTCAGGGGCCATTCAAGCTGAATGGTTCCCGACGTTAAAGCGTAAGAGGCGTAAGAGACAGCGGTTGGCTGTATTACGTTGTCCGTGAACGGGCTGTTGTAACTCATGAGTCTTTCACTATGGTTTGACGATCACCAACCCGAGTCAAATCCTCCTGCTTGAGGAGCGCAATCGACTTGTCGTACATTGCCTGCCACACCGGAATGCGCTCGTCGTTCTTGAGGAACGGCATCGCTTGCAAGAGGCTTCCATACAGCAACGCTTGAGGTGCGTACTGGGTAAACCAATTAGACTGATTGGCCGAATCTAACGGCTGATTACGCTCGTAGTACAGCACCTGAAACGAGTACGCCGCTGCAGGGGTTGGAGCCACAAGCCAGTGGGTGTAGTCGTAATCGCAGTAGAACGCAGGCAGTCCAGTCTTAGTGTCGTCTGGCCAATACTCACGCAGGTATTCGTACTTGCGAAGGAACACTGGGTAGCGCTCGCCACCCGTCGTGACGTTAAACGATACAGTCTTTCTCCATCTTGCAGGCTTGTCCAACACAGGATCGTTTGCCGTCATGGTCCCATCAGCAACCGTCAGGTTCCCAAGGAATTTAATCTCAGACGCAATGACTTGCTCCGCAAACATAATGAACTGCGGGATCTTGTCTAACGTCGCCTGATCATTGCGCTCGAGGTAAGTGGCAATGTCATCAACCAGTGACGAATACGTCATTACTGCCGCGACAGTCATTTCGATGCTACCCCTTTGGATTTCTCAAAAGACCTCATGCCGCCAAAACCAAGCAACCCAGCAAGAAGCGTCATAAGTTGCTCAACCTGCAAGTCAGGCGGTGGGGCCAGCCCTTTAGGGATTATATCGACTCCCTGACCGAAAGCCCAGAGCCATTGCATTAGAGGGTAGCCAAGAAATTGGTAAGCCAGACCCAGAACCCCAATCCAGCCCACAGCAGGACGCCAGCCACTGACAAATAGGCTAGATGAACCGGCTTCAATCTTGTTGATCTCAACCTGAGCCAGATCTGTGGCTTGGTCAATCTTCTTCTCTTCCAAGTCCAGCTTGCGGTCTTCCAACGCCATTTGAAGGCGTTCCTTGTCCGTTGTGACCAACGAGTCCGCAACCTTGCCGACGCCTTCAATTATCGACCCAATCCCAATCAAGTCCATTACTTGAGCCCCGCCAAAGTGCGATTAATCCAACCTAATAAAAATTTAGATTGAGAACGATCCTTGTTGCAGATTTGAGCGTACCGGCTGATCTTGGCCAAAGCGTAAGCAGGCAGAAACTTCTCCGCCGTACAGATGTTCAACCGCTCAACGGTTTTTGGTCCGATTGCGCCGTCTGGGGTGACTCCGACGATGAGTTGGGCAAGTTTGATGGCAACTCCGGTTCCGGTGTTGACGCCAAAATTAAAGATGGTTTCGGCAATAGCCTGTTCCTTAATGTCGTCACCTCGGACACGATCCCAGAAATTAGACTTGTAAAACTCACGAACCAAAGGAGTAGCCGATCCGAAATCCTTTTGATCAATGAACTGCCATCCTGCCCATTCTGGGTTTGGTTTTCTTGCGATTCCTGCATAGGTCTGCCCTCCCCGGTCGCCGGGAATGTCGGTTAGTTGGTATCCACCCTCGTCGTGGATCATCTTCTCAAATGCGGGATTGAAATCAGCCATCGTGGGGCCTCTTATTAAAGAGATCAAACAATGTCTTGACCTTCTCTTCAAGCACCGCAACCCGAAGGTCAAGTTTGGCCAACACAACAATCAGCGTAATTAACGCAAGGATTGCCGGAGATGCTTTGAGAATTATTTCAAACGCTTCCATTTACAACCCAAACAGTTTTTTGACAAACTCAGCCGCAACGCCGGGGCCAAACAAGACCGCAGCAATCACCCCATACAGAAGGTACTCAATCTTCGTCATCCGCTTGTCGCCAGAAGACAAAGTGCTGGATATGTGGCTATAGCGCTCGGCACAGATCGCCTCGTGAACCGCTAGTTTGGTTTCAACATTGTCCATAATCCATTACTTCCGTAGCCGCTCTTCAAGAATCACGATCCGTTCACGATTAACGTGAATCAGGTCCCGGTTGGCCTGAATCTCTTTCTCAAGGTCTTGGCGTAGCTTCTCTCTAGCAAGTTCAGCCCCACTGTTGGCGGCTTGCTTGTTATCGGATGTGACAACAAGGGAAATCTTAGCGTTGAGTACTGTCACGTCATGGCTGAGTTTGTCCAGCGACGACATCAAATACACCACGCAGGTGAAGAGAATAGGAAGCACCGCAAATGCAGTCTTCTCAATAAGTTGACTCTTGGCTTCCAGTTTTTCGGTCATATTGTTGTGACAGAGGAGGTTAGAGATGTTGCGGCGTCGGTGAGGGATGTGGCAGCATCGGTGAATGTGGATACTGAACTGGTAAGAGAAGTGGCTGCGTCAGTAAGGGATGTTGCGGCATCGGTAAGAGAAGAGGCTGCATAAGTAAAAGAGTAACCACCAACAGTGTAGGTTCCAGTCAACGAACCATCACTAGGCAGTTTTGCAAAAAGAAAATCATTAGCGCCGCTTGCGTCCGAATACCCGCACACATAAACATTTCCAGAGGAGTCTACTGCAACTGAACGGCTTTCATCAGTTCCACTACTACCCAAACGCCGTTGCCACTGAATAGTGCCAGAAGTATCGTACTTGGCTATTTGAAAATCGATCGTGCCGCTTGCATCTGATCGTCCACAAACATAAACATTGCCAGAAGAATCTACTGCGACTGACCGGCCAATATCACTTGAAGCTCCTCCTAAACGTCTTTGCCACTGAATAGTGCCAGAAGTATCGTATTTAGCTATTTGAAAATCGTTAGTGCTGCTTACGAATGCATATCCACAAACATAAACATTACCAGAGGAATCTACTGCGACTGATTGGCCAGTATCACTTGAAGCTCCTCCTAAACGTCTTTGCCACTGAATAGTTCCAGAAGTATTGTACTTAGCTATTTGAAAATCGTTAGTGCCACTTGCGTTTGATTCCCCACAAACATAAACATTACCAGAAGAATCTACTGCGACTGAATAGCCGACATCATTTGAAGCTCCTCCTAAACTCCTTTGCCACTGAATTGTTCCAGAGGTATTGTACTTGGCTATTTGAAAATCAGCGTTTCCGCTTGCAGTCGAGTACCCACAAACGTAAACATTACCAGAGGAATCTACTGCGACTGAAAGGCCATAATCAGATCCACTAGTACCCAAACGTCTTTGCCACTGTATTGTTCCAGAAGTATCGTACTTAGCTATTTGAAAATCAGTATTCCCACTTGCATCCGATTCCCCACAAACATAAACATTTCCAGAGGAATCTACCGCTACTGAAAAGCCATAATCGTCTCCACTACTACCCAAGCGTCGTTGCCACTGAATAGCCCCAGAGGTATTATACTTGGCTATTTGAAAATCGTTAGTGCCACTTGTGTTTGATTGCCCGCAAACATAGACATTACCAGAAGAATCTACTGCTACTGAAAAGCCTTGCTGGTTTGCAAGGCCACCTAACAACCCAATCCAAAACGGTCCCAACTGAACAGGCCAAGTCCCTGCGCGAATGTACGTTATCGCTTGGTCAAGCGTCCACACGCCAGAGGCGGCAGATGTTGTAGGAACTACGGGGGTCTTGGTGATTAACCCACCGGGGTAGCGTTTAGACATTGTTCATCCGGCGGAACGGGTCTACAAACGGGCGATTAGCCAATTCAATTTCTTCTGGGGTGGCGTCACGCACTGCCCATGTCCAGTACCAAGTGCCATCAGTCTGCTGCGGCGCTCCAGCTACACAACGCTGGGTCTTCGGGTCAAACGTTGGCATATCGACCCACTCCACATGAGCGTAGTCAGCCATACCCGCTGGGTCAATCTCAATGTCCCCAATGTGCCGGGGGAATTCATTGGTCGATAGTTTGATGTATGAACTCATATTGTTGTGACAGAGGATGTTAAGGATGTGGCCGCGTCGGCAAGGGAAGACGCGG